TATTGTTACGTTTGACCGTACTCCAGCGACCTATTCTGGCATTGCCTTTAGAAGTTTTGCCAGTTTAACAACCTAACATCAGAATGACCTGAAGACGACAACTGCCGGAATCTGCGGGGACATCCCCAACCTGTTCACCAAACTCTCTCCTTCACACAACGCAAGTTTCGCCAATTCTCGAAAGAACGGCGGAGCTTACGGTGAGGTCGTAGAGAATCCTTATACGCCACCAGCGTCTCGTCCACCTCCCTCCCTCGGAGCTCGGAACTCTCCCAAGGAGTTTGTCCGTCCATCTCTTCGTGCTTTTACAGCATCGATTGGTGAATGGAAATCAAAACTTATTGAGAGCGTCCGCTCTGAATGGAAGGATCAGCAAAAGCTCGTTCGTCCAGTCCCCTCGTTAGGGGCCTGGAACCGACCGACCTTTCCCAACCGCGTGAGAGTGCAAGTCATCCCCGAACCAGGGAAGTTTCGCATTATCACCGCCGGTCCCGCGCACCTATACACATACCTTCAGGGTCTCCAAGGAGTCCTGTTAGCGAAGTGGAAGGCACAGCGCGTCGCCACAATGCGTGACGGCTGGGAAGCTGAGGTGGAAGAGTGGGTAGCCCCGAAGGGCTGGGTGTGGAATTCGGGTGACTACAAGGCCGCCACTGATCAACTCAACAGTTCCTCCTCTCGAGCGAGTCTCGAGGAGGTGTTGAGGTTGGCAGGCCTTGAGAACCTGTACACTGGTCTCCTGGACGCAGAAATCTGCTATCCTAGTGAGGTCGTGACTGGTTCAATGTCACCGTCAGTATTCCAGAGGAATGGACAATTGATGGGCCATCCGCTTTCGTTTCCCATCCTCTGCTTTGTCAATCTCGCTGGCCTCAAAAGGGCTGTCGCGATCGGCATAGAGCAGAAGGTGATTACAAAGGCCGACGCAACCTTCATCCTCCGTCACTGTAAGATCAACGGTGACGACATCCTCTTTCCTTGTCCACCATCTTTCGTGGCCATCTGGGAACGGACCGCAGCTGAGCTCGGTCTGAAGCTGTCGATCGGAAAAAGTTACTCTTCGGAGTTCTTTGCCATGGTTAACAACGTCATGTTCAAGATGGGTCCACATGGTGGCAAGCGCGTCGGGTATGTGAATCAGAAACTCATCCTTAACTTCTCTTTGAAGGCAGGTGAGGATCTGAAGTCCCCGCTAGAGATTGGACGTGCCTTTAATGACATGTTCGATTACTGCGAGGTCTCGCGTCCGTTTCTTTCGGACGCCATCACGAACCGCAACCTTGAGTCGACCTTCGGCTACCAGCCTAACTTCTTCGTGAGTTCAAAGCTGGGTGGACTTGGTGTTAAACCAGTCTACGCCAAGGGGTCAATTCGGTTGACGGCAACCCAACGCCGGGTAGCAGCGCTTTTCGCAGAAGACGTTCTATCGTCCTTCTTGTGGTCCAATGGCTTTTCTGTCAAAGGTCCTCTTCAGAAGTTGATGAAGGAACTTCCTTCTCCGCGTCTAACAACTGCCGCCAATGCTGAGGTGTATGAGATGAGGTACAGACCGCTACTGACGAAGTCAGGC